ATTCATGATAAACAAGTAAGTGTTATTGTTTGAACACTGTGAAGTTATGAATTATTTACTTTGGCTGCAACACAAATGCCTAAAAATAGGGGAATGTGAAAAAATAGCCATCAAGGAACGTTCTTCTTAGGGAGTTAAACAAAACCGCCCCACCTTCACAGGAGGGACGGTCTCCAAACTAAACATTACTAACCCATAAAAACTAATACCATGAAAAAGTATTGTGCGTATCTTACTCGGGGAACAGTCCTTGAAGCTGTGCTTCAATCTCTTGGCGTATGCTTTCGGTGAAGCCGTAGCGGAGTTCCGGCAATGTCTCCCGGTAGATCATACCCCACAGCTGGCGGTTGTAGATGCGGTGGTTACCTTTTCGTTTCATGTCCAGGAAGCGGATATAAATGGGGTAATCTACCTGTATGCGGATGGGGTCGATACCGGTTCTGATCAGAGGCGAAGTCAGGAAGGCGTGCAGCCGCCCTGTTTGTCGCTGGTTGCTCTCCCGGTAGATGCGTTCTTCGGCGATGGCTTTCTGTCGTTGCAGGATCGTCTTGAAATCGCGTTCCAAGGTGCGGCGGAAGAAGGCATCGCGTATGTTGTCCGGACGGTTCATCGTTCAGACAGGTTAAAGGAGACCGACCATCCGCAGTAATCGCTGTAAAGTCCCGTTTCAGGGTTGGTGGAGAGGTTACCCAGCCCCGACATGAAGTGGCAAGGTTGGCAAGCGTCTTCGCGCAGTTGCTGCTTCAGGGTTTCCACCACCTCCTGTGTCTCTTCCAACACTTGCAGGGGCGTTCGCCTCTGGTGGTCGGAACGGTCGAGCAGGAACAGCAGACATTGGCTTACTTCTGCTACGTTGTCAGGGTAAGCAGAATCATCATCGGCGGAGGGCACGACGACGAACAGTGCCGGGAATTCCCTTACTTTCATCTGCCTTAGGGCATCGCTCATGTCCTTGTCCACGTTGACCAACGTAGCGGAACGGATGGCTGGGATGCGTTGGAGCAGCGCTTCAGTATATTCCCGTAGTGTCTTGATACGTATCATATTACTTATCTTTTAGAGTGCATGTGTTCGAATTTTTTCCGGTAGAGAAAGACCAGCACGTCCCAGAGTGGCGTGTCGAGTACCTTGCGGTAGGTGCCGAAGGTGCCCGTCTCGGCAATCTCCAATGCCGTTCCCATCCAGCCTGTGCCGTCATCGGGTTTTCGTTTTTCCGATTTCTCAAAGAGGATGGAGAAACGGAGCGGTTCGCCGTTGATGTCGATCGGATCGTGGTGGAGTGTCCGCATGACGTTATTAAACAGGATCAGGGCGTGGGCGCAGAGTATTTCGTCCGGATCAGCCTTGGGACGTGCCTCGTTCCGGTAGAGTTTCCGGCAGAAATCGGTGGTGAGTTGTTCCGACCGTTCCCGGCTCTTTGTCTTCGCCAACAGTTTCAAGAGGCTGTTACAGTCAATGAATGCGCCAAAGGTTACCCCGTCGAGCATGTCGCCCGGTCCCGTCCAGCCGTCCCACTCCTTCAGCAGGTTCAGCCCTGTATTGAGGTTCATCCGGTCGCGCTTCTCGCCTGGCAAGATAAACGGTAGGGTCAGGTCGATGTGGTTTAATGCCTCTTCGATGGTTTCCTCCCGCTGCATGGAGAGATCGGTACGTTCGTCAAGCAGCAGTGTGAGCAACTTACTGCGCAAAGTGGGACGGCTGAGTATCCCCCGGTCGTTCAACAGGGAGATTTCCAGGTATCGGCGGTATTGTGCCGGTGTGAATTCGTCTATAAGTTCGGGGACTTGCAGCATGCGCTCCCGGTATTTTATTATCTTCATCTCGTTGCCAGTTTAAAAAGTGATGCCCTTGGATTGCAGCGTTGCCTGGCTGATATACAGGTCATCGTTGGTCGGGTCGTTATCCATTTGGGCAATGGTGTCTTGCAGGTTCTGCAGATAGCGGGCTGCATCTCGGTCGAGTGACTCGGCCACCTGTCGGCGTGCCTCTTTCTCAGCCCGGAGCTTCTCCTTGATCGATCCCATCTGTTGTACCTGCACGATCCCATCGGGTATGACCTCTATGGGCAGGCGTTCCACTGCCTTTTTGATGGTGAGCAGTGCCAGCGGTCGGCGGCACTGTTCCGCAAGGGGAAGCAGTTCCGGATCGCCTTGCAGCATCTTCACCATGCGTTCGCCTTCCACGAAGGGGGCGATTTCCGTGTCTTGCACTTCCCGTATCAGCGGTAGCAGGGTGAAATAAAGGCGGTGACTCCCGATGGTATAATAGCGATCGAACTCCGCCTTGTTGCGTATCAATAGGGTGTGGGTGCGGCGTTTCGCCTCGCTCTCTTCCCAGAAGGTGTACGCACCCTTTTCCAGCGTGTCGATCAGTGCATCTACGGCTTCGTAGGCGATATTCAGGATGTTCTGTTCGTCTTTGTATTCTTGTAAGGCGGTTAGCCCTTTCTCGTTCTCGCCATATTTCTTCTGCCTTCCGCTCGCGCCGTGTTGTGCGTCAAGCGTTGGGATCAGCATGCTCCAAGCGAAGAACGCCACGGGCTTCTGTGTGGCTGCCACCAGTTCCGGCTCTTCCTTTTTCCCGTAAAGCTCCGCTATAGCTTGCAGCACGTCCTCGCCCACGATGGCTGTCAGGCGGCGTGTGGCCAGTGGCAGAATGGGGGCCCACTTCGAAAAGTCCACGTTGTCGGAAATCATACCCACAGCTTCTACGATCTCCTGGCTTCCGTCATCATATAAATTGAATAGTTGCATACAGGTTATTCTTTATGGGCGCGGCATAAGCACCGCACCCGGGGTTTGTTAAAAAGGGACATTGTTGTCGGGTCTCATCCACTGGGGTAGAGAACCCGCACGGCGTGAAGCCGATGTGGAAGACTTGATGCCGCTTCCACCGCCTCCGTCTTGTGATCCGTTTGATGCCATAGTAGACTCCTTTCTTTACGTGTTAAACATTCCGGATCGCGCTAAACAGCTGCTCTCCTCTTATTTCTTTGTTGATGGTTGAATAGGTACTTAGTATGTTGTTGTCAATTTCACAGTAGAACATGTATAGCTCTGGATTCTCTTCGATGGTGAATTGTTCGATGTTGGCAGAACTCCTGAGATTGGCACTCCCGTGGATGATTACCTTTTTCCCACCCAATGTCTCGATCAGACAGGTTTTCATGTGGGTACCGGCTACCGCTAGTTGGAAACGGTTGTCTATATCCAAGCGACCGTATATATACGGTATCAGGCGGTGCGCTTCGTGTGCATAGAAATAGGCGGACACGATCAGATTAAGGCTATCCACATAGCCTTTGTCCAATAGCGTATGCAGGCTGTCGATGTTTTCCTGTCCCAATGAAAGGGTAGTGATATCCATGCGTACCGCCTTGCAGTTGTTGCGGACCATGAAAGCCTCGATGAAATCACCGAAAATGAAGTTGCCGCTGACTACCGCGTCATACCTTACGCCTGTGTCAATTTCAATGGCTTCCGCCAGCTCCACGGCGTGTTCGTAGATGATGCGAGATTCCTTGAACGGCTTCAGCTTTGGACGGATGTAGCGGTTCCCTTCTTCAGGGGCACTGTCGAAACAGTCCATAGCGTCAAAACAATCCAGGTCTAAACCGGAACCATCCCAAAATAGGTTATTCTGATTATTCATTGTTCTTTATCCGGTTTTGTGGTGAAACATTCTCCTCGGCGTTGACAATGGTGCGGTACAGTCCAATTCGTGTCTTCGTACCGGGGAAGTTGGCGTTGATGTATTCCTGCACGGGCTTGCAGAGTATCATGTCGGGTATGGCGGTTTCCGATGCGTTGTACACCTTGATGCTGTACAGTTTCTCGGAGCCTGACGACAATTTGTTCTCCAGTATGAGGTTGGCCAGGATGGGGTCGATACCGAAACCGCTGGCCGCAGCAGCGTCTGCCTTGTTGCTGATGCGTATCTGAGCTTCGATATAATCTTTTACCTTCTTGTCGATAGGTGTTACTTTCCAGCCTTCATATTCCTGGGACAATTCATCGAAGAAAGAAGACGTGTGCATGAATTTCCCTACGTTCTTGACCCCAGTCATGCCCTCGGCGAACTTCTCCATGGTCTTATCCTTGTATGCCTCCAGTAGTTTAGAAGTGTAGGGGATGCCTTTCTTCTGACAGACCGACTTCAGGCGTTCCTCGGCTTTGTCCCAATACCCCTGCGGTGATTCGATGTGCAAGCTCAGTGCGGAGCTGTTCATGTTGTAGCTGTGTAGCAGCGGGGCAAGTGTCCCGGCAATTTCCAGCCAAGAGAAAGCTCCCAAGAAACGGGGCGTGCTGATGAACTCCTTGGCAAAGGAATATATATTGTAATAACGTGCCGATACCGGGTACCGGAACGGGTCGTGCGGGTCGAAAACCGGTAATACTTCCATTTTGGCATAGTCGGGATAGGGGAAGTCGGCGATCACGATCCGTGAGGGTTCTTCTTCACCCTCCTTCGGGTAGACCAGGCGAGCCTTCTGGTAAGGGATGTGTTCGAGTTTCACCAGCCGTCCTGCACCACCGATGCGCGGGGCACGGTTACGGATGAACTTCACGAAGAAGCCCTGCATGTGTACCAAGTCTACCAAACATCGGTGCATGAAGATGCGGTAATCCCACCGGCTCAAATCATCCTCAATGGGCTGATCGAGCGTCCATTCCTTATAAAAGCGGTTGTTCTCCCGGTCGATGGCATCGTTGTAGAAACGGGGACCATCGCCCCATTGCAGCCCGGCGATCTTCCCCATGATCCCTTCACCGGCATAGAAGCGGTCGAGCAGGCGTTGCACCTCGCCCGGCAGGTCGTTATTGTCGCCCATGGGCACGATATCGATGCCACCTACCCGTATTTTCTTGGTGAAACAGGTGCCGCTGCTACCGCCCAGCATGATGCTTGATGGCTCCCATCCTTTACCTTTGCCCGATATGTCAAACGAGTAAAGCTGGCCGTTGCCAGGGTTGATCAGTCCGAAATTTCCAACACGTCTTATTTCCATATCTCAATCGTAGTTATAATTATCGTAATCATCATAATCGTCCCGGTCGAAGTCGGGATCTCGTCCAAAGTCCATAGTTATACAACCGTTTTCATACCATTAAACTCCATGATCAGTACCTGCCAGCAGTTGGCGGCCAGGCCTGTCTCCGTGTCTGTATAGAATAACTTGTAGGAGGAGTTCTCGATCTTCTCGTCTGAGGTTTTGCTACGGAGTCTTGCTGCCTTGACGGTGACCATATCCCCACCGGCGGATGTGTGTCGGTTGTATTTGCGGAATTTCATCGAGAAAGTTCCTCCGGTATCACTGATCCGCTTCATCTCTTCGATGGCGGCGTATAAATCGATTGTATCCATGTGCCTTATTTTTTACCTGTAAAGGAAAGGAAGGAGGCTAAAAAAGGAAAAGACACCAAAAAACAGCGGTTTACACGGTCGTTTTTTGGTGATGATTTCCGTCAAAAGGTTTAGGGAGAGTGTTTTAAGCCAGAAAAAATTCGCAAACAAGAAAACAGACATGCTCCGGAGCGCGTGCCGCTCAGAAAGGGAAAGGCAATTGCCTCTCCCCGTTTTGGGTGAAATATGACAGAGCGGGCTTGTAACGGGTAGGGAGTCAGTCTTCCCCGAAGCCAGGGACGTAGGGGTTCGCACCACCGGCTTGCAGTTTCACGATGTTGCGCCACCTCTTGCGCATCATCAGGTACTTGAAAGCATCGGAAAAGTTGGTGGAGAGCATGGGTAGCTTCTTCGGTGCAAGTTTCTCGCTTTTCTTGACCTTGAAGACGATTTTTTCCGTACCTGAATAGCGGATACCGGCGGGTGCTTTCTCGATACTGCTCACCAGCTCCTTACAGTTGACGGCATCGACCAGCAGGCGTGGCAGTTTCTTGCCGCCCTCTTTCATCAGCTCTTGCATGAAGCCGTATTCTTCGGCTTGGGGTATGTTGCTCTGGCGGCGGCTCATCAGACAGACTGTCCATCCTGTGCGCACACCATCGGCATCCTTTTCGATGGCATCTTTTATCTTACGGGCGTAGTCTTCACCTTGGCGGGCAAAGTTGTTACCGGCTCGGTCGTAATACAGGTTCAGCTCCTTGCAGGAGTGGGGAGCAAAGAAGCGCAGGAAGCGGTCGGCCAGTTCGCGGAACCATCCGGGCGGTATCTCGTAGATATTCTTCAATACCCGGTAGGTGTTGCCCCGTTGTTGACCGATCACGAAGGAGAGCATGTTACCAAAGTCCACGCCCCCGTCGAGCGGCTGGTCGTCTTGCAGGTACTTGAGTCTGGTACAGCTGTCGGCAGGCAGGCCGTCCGGCGAACCGTCGTAGTATTTGTGTTGTTCGCCAAACAGGAGGTAGAAGCGGATATCTTTGCGTAGTCCGGGGCGCATGCCCAGTACCGACTTGCAGAACTCGTGGAACTCCAGCGTCCCGTTATAGAGGTTGAACAGGTAGTCGGGGGTTAGGATGTCGACGTTGACCAACGAAGAAGCGTTCAGGACGTAGGTTTGCCCCCGACGCAGTTTGGTCAGCCCTTGGTCATAATAGGTTACCTCACGGGCCAGGCGGCGTAGGGTACGGTCATTGGGGGCCTCCCTGGCGCGTTCTTTCTCTAGCCGGAGCAGTAGGTCGTTGCGCACGAAGGCGGCCTGGCAGATCGCTACGATCCGGTCGGGGCGCATGTTGGGCAGGTAGCGGAAGAACCAGTCGTATTCCCCCTCGTTGACATCGGGCATGTCGGTCGAGATGGTAAGGCCCAGGAACAGGTGGGAGTGGCCGAACGATAGCGAATCGCCACGCAGGATTGGCATGGCACGGTTCACTTTATCTTCACGGTCGAACTTGGCTTCATCGTAAAAGAGGTGCACGACCGACTTACCTGCCAAGAGAGAGGGACGATCCAGTGACCCCAGGAAGATGACGCACCCGTTCCAAAAGGATATCACGTTCCGGTAGTCGTTGACGATGATCGAGCAGTGCGAACGCCACTCACGAGGCGGTATCTTGCAGAAAACGTAGTGCATCCCCTCATACATCCCCATCAGTTGCCAACCGTGCTGCACGGCGGGCATGATGTTGTCTTTCAGGCTGGAGTAGCTGCTTGCCACGAAGGCAAGGGGTGCACCCGGCATGGCGTGCACGCAGCGGTAGGAGCGGCGTGCCTGTACCACGGTACTTTTCGACATACCGCGCCCAGCTACGACGACAAGCACGGTGGTATCGATGAAGTCGGTCAGTAGCTGCACGTGGTGGGCAAACTTGACGGCGATGTCGTCATTCACCGCTATCTTCTTCGCTAAGTTCTTCGATGTCATAGAGCATACGTTTTTTGAGGTTGAACTTCTTCAGCCCGGCATCCTCTTTCAGGTTGTCGCGCACGGTGGTGGATAGTTCCGGTATCGAATCAATGAAAGCGTCCAATTGCTTGCGGTCGATGGCCGGAAGCCCTAGGTCTTCTCGGTTGGCCGTGTAGATGTCGACGCGCTTCTGGTTGAGTAGTTCTTCTGGGATATCTGCCTCCTTGGGTTTGAAGCAACCGCGATATTCGCCCGCCAGCTTCAGGAGGTTACGGGCTTCCTTCACGTCACCGCTGGCATACATCTCTTCGGCCCATGCTTCGCATTTTTCGGCATAGAGGTTGCAGAAGGCTTCGGCTGATATTTCGCTACGCTGGTAGAAAAAATTGATCGCATCGGTGTAGACCTGTCGCGCCATCCAGTCGGACAGCCCGTATTGTTCGCTCTTCAGCAGCTTTATTATCCCGGCTTTGGTGACGTACTTGTTTTGCTTTTCGAACTTCATCTTGGCCGTCAGGCCACGCACCATGTCCATGAGATAGAAATATTGCCGTTCGGCTTCGCTCAGCGTGTCGAGTGACCCGGTCGAGAGGATGGCGTTCAGTCGGTCCATGGATACGCGGTCGAGATTCAGGCGAGTAGGCTTGATAGTCGGTATTTCTTCCATATCAGGCTCCTTTCTTGCGTTGTTCGATCTCATGGTCGCACAGTTCCTTTACGGTGATCCATTCGCGCATTTGCGCTTCGAGCTTCAGCCGTTCTTCATCGGAGGTGGCTGCGGTGATCTTTGCCCGGTATTTGGAGATGTTGCTGGCAGCGTTCTTGCGCCGTTGAACAAGGTTGAAGTCCGTCAGTGTCTTGTATTCCTGCCATTTCAGGTACTTTGCCACTTTGGGGTGGTTGCCCAGGAGCGTGCCGTTCTCTTGGTAATGGGTGAGTTCTTCCCAAATCTGGCGGTCGTTCAGGTACTCTTCGACGGCAGTGGCGGCCAGTGGGGCGGTGTCATCCATGGGCGCATCGTCGGGGTGGCCTGCCAGTGTGTTGTGGGCTTCGCGGTAAGCATCGTAAGAGGCGAACATGTCGTTCACCAATAGCTTCAGCACATCGGGGCAATCCTTTGACTTCAAGAAGGTAAAGCGGTCGCGGAAGCGTATTCGTTCGCACTCCTTGGGACTGACAGGGTCAAGGTGCGGTACAGCGGGCGTATCGCTAGTTCCGAGGTGTGGTTCTACTGGTGGCGGTGTGGCACCGGGGATGGTGACATGGCGTTCCAGGTGTTCGAACTCATAGACGGACAATCCGGCCAGACGGCGTAGTTCTTCGTAAAGCGTGAGGCGCATCATGCGGCTTTCGGGTCGGTTCAAGAAGGCGCGGCGGAGGGCGGTGTTGCGCCCGTAGCGTTCATACAGGGCCACGCCTTCGGCATAACAGCGTGCGCCGGACAGGTAGTTTTTGATGATATTCTTCATATTGTGGGTGTTTTCCGGCAAAGATAGGCTTCAGGCATGAGGTACTGAAAAGACTACCGGGGGCTTAGGAGTCTGGCAAAACAAAGAGGGCCGACCTTTTTAAAAAGGATCAGCCCTCTGTATTTACTGTGGTTTCATCTTTCTTCGTCTAATCCGAAAAAGACCGGTACAGGAAATGATTCCGAGATTTTTTCCAAAGCTTTTCGGCGTTTGGTTTCGGCTTCAATGACTTGTCCCAGTAACTTATGCATGTCTTTCAGTTGCTCCATGATAAGGCAGGAAATCGTATCTCCGCCTATGTGCAAGGTGTAGAAATTCCCATCAAAGAAGCCTCCTTCTTCGTAGCGTATTTTTTTCTCGATGTATAAGTCGGTGCAATTATATGTTCCTTTTCTTGTCATATCGTACCTCCTTTCTTCGTTTGGGCTTGATACAGTTGGTAGGCAGCCACTGCCAGGAGGGGCGGGAAGATGGGGGATAGGAGGCAAGCCAGGGTGCACTTCACATAGTGAGCGTCGGCTGCCGTCTCGATAGGGCAGTCCAAGGCTTCCAGGAGGTTCTTCACTTGGCTGCTCACCTTATTTGTGAGGCGAGCAAGACTGGTTCTTACAGTGCCGATAGTTGTTCCGGCTACGTTCAATACGTTTGTCTTCATTTTTGTTTAGCGAATTAAAATGAAACATTAATAAATCAAGAGGGAGGGGAATAAAAAAAGGTCCCGCTTTCCCGTCGCTAAACACCTTAAACAGGGCTGTGGGCGCATTAACGCTCCACACGGGGGTCGGAACCTTTGTATTATAATAATATCATATGTAGTTTACCGGTTGGCATAAAAAAAGCCAACGGCAAAGCGGTCGGCGATCACTCGCCCTGTTTAAAATGTTTAGCACTGCAAATATGGGGAAAACTTTCCGGAATGGCAAGGGGATGGGGAAGAAAAAAGTTACTTCTTATTTAAATGGATTGTAGCTGTTCTAAGTTTTCTTACAAGATCATCTGTAAGTTGATAGATGGATGTGCAATCTATGTCATTAGAATTCATTGATGATGCATCAAAGTCAGTAGAAGCAGAATATAGAGAGAAAAACGTATCATTGATTGATGAGACTTCTTTGTTTATAAAATTGTTTGACATCTCAGCTGTAAAAGCAAATCTATCAATCAAGCGTTTTATTGTATTCATTTTTCCTGACACATAGGCCAAATCTACCATTCTTGATGTTCTAAAAGCCAATTCAACTTGTTCGATTTCTTTCTCTATAGCTCTTAAATCATTAATGAGCATTTCCTTTTCAAACCTTTGTTCCGACAAATTCTTGACAACGTAATATCCTACCCATATAGTGATGGCTGATGATATAAAGAGACTGAAAACATCTACAGGAACAAGATTGTAATCCACTTTTATATACTCCAGCCAAGCATTGGAAAATAATATATGTATAAAATATAAAAACGATAGTAGAGTCACTATCAATAATAGAATCAAAATAATATATTTTATTTTTTGAACCATATCTGATTTTTGATGTAATCTATTACCCATTCAAAATTGCTGGTGTGAAAACATATGATACTGTTTACATTATTCTCTCCTTCAGCACGTCCTAATTCTCCAAATGACTGGTCCAAGAATGAGGATGGATATGATTTGACCCCATCCAGATAGATGTGTAATTGTTTGCCAGCCTTGATAGCTTCTTGGTATCGAGGGAAAAGTAATGTGTTGTAAAATTCTTCGCCGGAGTGGGGACCAAGTCTTTCCCAACGTCCGCCAGGGGTGTTGCTAAAATCTTCAGCTATTGTTATTTTGAATTCTTCCATGATATAAAATTTTCTTTACTTACAGTCCATGATAAATATGTCCCTACAAAGTTTGGATTACTGGATACTTGCAACTCTCCGTTTTCATGATGCAAAGATACATTGTTTGTAATCAAAATAAAATTAGAAATGAATCCTTTTTCTACGCAA